CTAATAATATAACCAATAATCCGTGTTGCTCTCCGCAGTCTTATCTCTTATAACCTCTTCTGGATTTCGGTGAGATGGGTTATCTCTTTCCCAACATGAGATAATACAGGCCATCTCTGGCGACGTATGCAGATTCCATTCGATGTAGTTCTCTTCTGTCAACTCTATCAATCCATTTCGGATATCAACTGGCATCCGTCCGCTCAATCGCTCTAACTCAGGTAATGACGGCATCCGTCCAAAATGTCGTGAGTAATGGGTTATGATCAGTAAAAGCTTACGCGGTGTATCGCTTAACATAAATAACGCCTCCAAAAATAAGAACATTTGTTTCCATTATAACCAAACACACGTTAGTAAATGAACGTTAAATATTGTTAATATAGAAAAAGATAGACTCATCATCTATACTTTAGTTAATCATACAAGAATATCACTTAGGAGGAGCAATAATGAACGATGAGTTTCCTATAATATCAGAAGATAAACCTGTACCTATCATCCGCTCAGAAGTTGATAATTTCTCACAAGGTTTAACTCTCTATTTAAACCACCTCGGATTACCCTCAGCTAATGTTTTGGTAAATCCTTTAGAAAGATTTAAAGTTATTAACAACCTTCCTGATATTGTTCTTCAATTAAATCCGAATCTGAGAAGAGACTCTATGTACATTTCTAAATTTATTGCTGCATGTAGCGCTGGATTATTTGATGCCGCATTAAATATGCTCTGGAATGAAACAGTAATAAATCTTAGGGGAAAAGTAAAAAGATTTGATATGGACTATTTTCTAGATAGCGTAATCACAGATAGTAGACGGCGAGCTCTTTTCAAAAATGAGGATGATTTAAATAAATTAGAAGAATGGGAGTTAGTTAAGGGGTGTAAAGATACCGGGATAATATCAGATATAGGGTACAAGCATCTTGATTATATTCGAGATATGAGAAATCATGCGAGTGCAGCTCACCCAAATCATAATGATGTAACGGGACTACAACTGGTGTCTTGGCTAGAAACCTGTATTAATGAAGTACTCGCTAAAGAACCTGAGGGTCCAGTTGTACAAATTAAACAACTGCTACATAACCTGAGAAGTAAAGTATTAACTAAAGGTGATGTACTGCCTATTACTTCGAGTATTCAACAGTTACCAGAAAGTTTAATCAATTCAACTCTTAGAGCAGTTTTTGGAATGTATACAACAGTTGACCTAGGCGCATCAGTTAGGAACAACTTAAATCTCATTGCCCCTTCATTATGGAAAAGCAGTAACAAGCAAGCTAAATTTGATATTGGTTTAAAGTATGCAATTTTCTCTGCAAACGCAGAACTTGATAGGAAACAGTTTGCACATGATTTTTTAATCCTAGTAGATGGACTTGCTTTTATGCCATCAGACATCAGGGCCTCCCATATAGATCAGGCACTTGATTCACTATCGAGTGCACACTATGGCTGGGACAACTTTTATCACGAAGGTTCGCCTGCTAGACTACTAGCAAGCTATATTCCTGATACTGGTGAAATTCCAGAATCGGTGATGTCTAAGTATATAAAAGTGTTGACTATATGTAGAATAGGAAACCCATATGGAGTTTCGGGCTATGCCCAACAATACTATGATGAAATGATCAGCAAGTTCTCCGACGCTCATTTCAACCAATTTGTTCTTCTGCTGTGGGATGATGACGTACAGTCTAGGTTAGGGAGTAGAAGTTGTTCAAGTGAATATGCCCGTTTAGCAAATTCCTTCTCTGAAAAAACAGTAAATATAAAATTGAGAGCGATCCTAAAAAAAATACACAACCCAGAAGGAACAAATTTGCAAGGTGCTCCTTTAGCAAATGCTCACAGGGTAACCAACTTTTTCAATGAAGTTGATGCTATTGTAATTTAGCACTCACATGAACCACCCCGCCGACCAATTAAGGTTAGCGGGGTGTTCTTATCTCTGCTCTGAATTCAAATCGTTCTCGGATGTAACGGGCTCCATTGATCTTGATTGACTCCGGTGTGTAACCCTCCACGATGCCACCGTAATCCATCAAGTGACCTTGTGGGTCTGGGTCTTCACGGTACCACACAGATACATTGGATTGAACCAGTGCCGCCGTCAAAAACTCGGAATCAGTCATCAATACCTTATATGTAACGCTCATTTCTTTCACTCCTATGCAATAAAATACCCTACCATTGCAGACGGGGTACGGTTCTTCCGCATAGTTCTAATATAATTTATTTGGAACATTATGTATATAAACTATAAATCAATAGTAAGGAAAATCTTCCTGAACTCTAAAATCATTTCAGGTAGTCTTTTAAGATGCTTCCAAGTTCTGATGTGTATTTGGTTAGCCGTAGGCTGATTTCTGTCCGCATAACATCACGAGTTAATCCAAAGCGTTCCTGATATCCTCGGCAAAAGATTTTGTAATACGTGATAAATTCGTCTTGCTCATCCGCCAGCATTTTGATATTCCGCTGCTTCAGCTCTTTCTGCAGTCGATAGGTATCCTGTATGATCCGGCGCTGTATGGCTTCACCAGCCATCAAAAAGGTACGTTTCAGAATGTTGCTGGAGTGTTCGAGTTCCTTCAGGCTCTTGCCGACCATTGTATCTATGTAGGGAAGCAAAATGAGGTCTCGAACCATCGTACGCTCCTCCGTAGTTATCATTTTATTCGGGTTCTCACGCTGCTGTTCCTCGTACTGCTCAACATGCTCGGTCATGATCATTTTCGTTTTCCAGCGTTCATTACCGTCCAACTTGGTCATAGTGACCCCTCCTAATGATAAAGCCAGTAATCAATATTAGTACCACCACTGCCGCTCTCTGCGCCTTGTTGTGGCGTTTTTTCGTACGGCACGTTCCGTTCCCATCCCTCGATAATAATAGTTGTCTCGATTGGCGTAGACACATCCCAATCTATATAATGCTCCGCAGACAGCACCTTAAATCCCTTGATTATCTCTGCAGGGTGGCGTCCGCTCAATCGTCCCAACTCTTTGATGTTTGGCATCCGCCTGAAGTGATTTCTAAACTGCGATATAATCCGCAGCAGCTTGCGCGAAGTATCATCAAGCATGACGCTTCTCCGCAACTGGTCTCCAGGATAATATGCTATCAGCCAAGAATATCCGTGGAGCGCCGGTAGTCAAGCATGTGGCCCGGATACGTCCGCCACGGATACCGAGGATTTCTATCTTGCGTTGCGTAATCTTCTCCGACTTGTCCTGGTATATAATTTCAACTATTTGGTCGACACTCATTTTCATGTGATCTCCTCCGAAAATAAGAACGTTTGTTTGTATTGTAACTGAATATATGCTCTAAAACAAACAAGGAATTTAATCACTAATTGGAATAAAAAGAAAAATAATTTTTTTAAACATCTTATTACATATATAGTCATTAATGTTTAGACAATACTTTTCTAATTTTGTAAAGTCGTAAACGATAATACATAATGAGGAGTGTAACCAATGAAAAAGATTAAATTTATTTTGATGTTTTTACTTATCTTTACTGTTCTCCCTCTAAACAATGCCCTAGCCTATCAAGGTGGTATTTTAGATGGAAAAACAATGACAATGGGGAGAGGACTTAACTCAGATACAGGCGGAACTACTACAGTAGCTACTGATGGAGATAACTCGACGGTACTTTATTTACCCGATTCTTCCGGTCAAAATCCCTATAGTATATGGTACATTTTTGATACTCCTGTAGATATAGACTCTTATCAGATTTCTATGAAGGGCACCAATCTAGCCTTTTCTTTACATGATCCTAATGGCAATTATATTGTGACTAATAAAATCATTGAAGATACGAATGGAAATAAAATTAAGCTCTCCGCTAAATCAGTAAAATACTTAACGCTTTCGAATATTGGCGGCAACCCCATTCAAATCGCTGACTTCGATATTTTTGGTAGCTCAATCCCAACACCTACACCAACACCAACACCAACACCAACACCAACACCAACACCAACACCAACTGCAACACCAACACCAGAACAACCTACCGGTGATAGAGCGATTCTTACAATCACATTAATTAATGGGACAGAAAAAGAATATGATCTTCCAATTGTTGAAGTAAATGCTTTTCTTAATTGGTACGATGCTCGTGATGCAGGAAGAGATGCAGGATCATATGGAATTAATAAGCATTCCAACAACAAAGGACCTTTTAACAAGCGCAAAGAGTATGTAATATTTGATAAAATACTTACCTTTGAAGTTAGTGAGTATACCTTAACAAAATAGATTTTCCCATCACATACCTCCTCTATCCTTTGTAGCCCCCAGCTATAATAGGATACAGGAGGTTTTGTTATGTTTATATCCCCTATGTTATTACAAACTGCTGCAGGACCATTCAGTCACAACGATTATATATTTGAACCAAAGATAGATGGTCATCGTCTTATTTACTCTCAAATTTCCGGCAAGATCCAGTTATATACCAGACACGATAATGATTGTACTCATCAGTACCCTGAGCTACACCTTCCGTTTGCTGAGGATATTGTATTAGATGGTGAGGTCGCTTGTGTAGATCCTGAAACTGGCGTGTCTGATTTCGAGTCTGTTATGAGTCGATTTCAGGCGAGACGAGCAGATAAGATCATACAACTTACCAGAACGCTCCCCGTGTATTATGCCATCTTTGACATCTTGATGTACAAAGGTCAGGATGTACGTGGTTTGCCCTTGATGAGCCGTAAGGAGATACTGGCGGGGTTAACTCTACCGTCTAATAGCTTTGGAGTAGTACCACACGTAGAAGGTGCTGGAGAGGCATTATTTGAACAGATCGAAACACGTGGTATGGAGGGTGTAGTAGGTAAGCGTAAGAACAGCTTATACGAGACCGGACGCCGTTCTCATGCGTGGCAAAAAGTCATCAATTGGACCTATGCAGATGTATATATTACAGGGTATCGAAAACAGGAGTTTGGTTGGCTGGCTGCTGTTCCATCCGGTAATTCCGGCAAACTGCGTCCAGTAGGAATCATTGAACTCGGAGCATCACCGATTCATAAGCAGGCATTCAGAGGTGTGGTCCCACAACTGATTAAAGGCGAAGATAAGGAGTTTGTACATCTCGAGCCACGATTACGGGCAAAGGTGCGTATGAGGAACTGGACCAAATCTGGAATGCTGAGAAGTCCGGTGTTTACAGAGTTTATAGTTTAAACGTAAAATACCCGCTGACCAATAAAGGTTAGTGGGTATTTTTGATACACGCTTATGCCAAAACCATCCTAAATTCAAATTCACTTCTCATGTAATAAGCATCAGCAACCTTAACGCTAACTGGGCTCCACTTCTGGACTGGACGTCCACAATCAATTATACAGCCAGCCAGATCGCCACGCCGTTCGAGTATATCCACTTGAGACTGTGACAAAGCAGCAGTTAGAAATTCAGAGTCTGACTTGAGGATTTTGTATACACTACTCAACATGATCACTCCTATGTAATAAAATACCCCACCAGTAATGGCAGGGTCGACAAGGTTCTTTCCACATAGTCTTACTATAATCCATTTTATACAGGTGACTATTTTCACTAAAAAACCTACTTTGCCGTACTTAAAGAATAGGTTTGCAATAATTCCGGAGATATTTTAACTACCCTTTAATGCTGCCCATATAGTGAAACAAATGGTTGCTGCTATGCCTATTACAGCTACGATAGTGGAAATATTCCCCCAAAAATTTTGTCTAACAAGACTTTGGACATGTTTCACATTTTCATTAACTTCTTGTTTTACTTCTTTTAATTGATCCTCTATTCTTTTTGAGCTCCCATTAACAGCCGCGAGAATCCTCTCTTCTCGTTCCTTAGCTTCTTCCCGTAATCTACGATCCTGCTCTTTCATTTCTTCGCGGTAGCGATTTTCCCGTTCTTGTGCATCTGTATGATAACGATTCTCTCGTTCCCTTGAATCTCGCTCCATTCTTTCAATCATCATCTTTGTTGAATCATCCATGATATCATCACCGCCTCTTTCCAATGAATCATCGCTTTTAGGCGCTACCTCTGCCGCCCCTCTATAAAACTCTTGTGCAGCTCTTCTCATCTCTCCATCATTTACCGGAGAATCAAAAACGGAAGAAGTGGCACTACGACTCGCCCTTATTAATGAATTAACCATATCTCTCATATATTTCTCAGTAATCAGAAGTCCGCCAGGATGAACTTCTGGCTTCCAACGTTCACGAGAACTTTCACTCATTTGAATCCCCCATACCTAAAGGAATTTGACCTATTATTTCAGAAAAATCCTTTAATTTTAGTTTTATGTATTCTTTGTCATCGTCATCTAGACTTTCACTGTTATATTGATTTACTAAAACAGAAATACTGACATTCATTAAATGGAATGCTGCAAATCTATCCAATTCTATATCATAGTAACTATTATCTACTCTAAAAATTCTATATAAATTTCTGTCAAGATTAACTTGATCTATTGTGAACAAGGCTAGAGGTGACATAATTCGAGTACTAAAACCTTTAAGAGCTCTCTCTTTATAAAGAGCATTAATAGACATATAAAATGTTTTATACGGGCTTTGAACATCTTTAAAAATAACATCAGAGTCTTCAATTATTATTCTCATTAATGAGGCACCAATATTATCACCAAAAATCCCATCAATTTTGCTAATAACTTTCTGATTTGGTTCATCTACGAACTGTTCGATTATTTTAAAAATGAATTCTTTATTCAGTGGATCTTCAGACAATATTACATCTATTCTTGAAATATCATCACTCAAGTTACTAACCGAATTATCACTCATATTTCATCCTCCAAATCTATGCTCTTACCATCAATATATCAGAAAATTTTACCAATGCCACTTAATTTTTAGTCAAGTGGCATTTTTCTATTGTGTATGAAATATTTATTTAGAAAAAACCTAATGATTTCCTTTAATCTCCTGATTGACATACAATTCAATTCTATCTTTTACATTTTTCTAACTAGAATTTGAGCTTTAAGATACGCTGCCTCAATTGCCGCCCGGATCTCATCCGGAGTAACCATGATGCCCCTGCGTCCTAACTGCTGCGTAGCATACTCTAAAGCTTGAGCAAGTTTTACCTGGCTTTCTTTACTCTTGTACACCGTCTCTGCATAGGCATAAGCCTCACCGGCCACTTTATGCAGCAGATCTCGCTGTTGGACACCAAGCTTTCCATCTAACCAAGCCTCACCCTTAGCCTGTAGCAAAGCCACCGTTCTCAAAATAACTGCCGCCAATAAACCTACAATAGCAAGAACGATTGCTGAAATATAAGGTTGTGCAGCATCAATTAACGTTTGCATATTATCCTCTCCTATTCAGTTGGCATGCCCGCAGCGCGCCGCAGGTGATTTGCCGTGTTATTGTAGTAAACCATGGCCGTCTTATCTTGTTTTTGTTTGGCAGCAAACCAGCCAGGAGACAACCACCGGAAGATCAACTCTTGTACATTGCTTTTATGCAGCTGCTTAAATGGCGCTGTTGAACCTGGTTGTAATGGAATACCCGAAGCCATTCTAAGGTTATCAGCAAGGTTATGAAAGTGCGTTAAGCCCACCTGATCCTTTTCCCTATGAGCCACAAACCATGCTGGGGATACATAATCTTCAATTAGTCTTTGAGCTACGCTGGCAGGCATCTGCACAGCGACCGGCGGTACAACGGACACTGGCTGCTCCTTAATTTCTGCTACCACATCATAAAGCAAGTCTTTAAGTGTTTTACCTACAGTCGCTAACGCTTGATCAATATCATTTTTACGTGCAGGATCTAACTGCTTATGACTTGGGATGTGTATCAGTGGGTTAAGTCCCCACTTGTCACAGCAATAGGCCATATACCACGCAAAGCGCTTGTACGCCTCGAGGGTATTTATCTTACCGCCATAGCATAGCTCCACCCCTAATGCGATATCATTAGCATCATCTCCATAAAGCTTATTGTCTGTTGTAACACTGTAGAGGACATGCCAAGCCTTTTCTGCTGGATCCAATCCCGTACCTGTTGGGATGATCTCTAGTATTTTTGTATCGTCAATAAACGTCTGAGCCGAAGCTGAGCGGTCCTTGAGGTTTTGAAAATAAGTAAAATGGTTATCGGCGGTTGCTCCCGGATTACCTGTATCATGAGCAACTAAAAAGCCCGGCGTTCCCGAGGTTAATCGGGTACCGGGCCGTACATTTTGGCGTTTGTTGATATAACGCCGTTCGATAGTATATTTATCTCTAATCAACTTAGTTTCCTCCCATTCTGATAGCCACCACAATAGCCCCTATAATCACTGTAATGATTGCCCCGCCAACAGTCCTCCAAAGCCAGCGTTGTGCATCCTCAATCCTGTCTAACCTATGATGTGCTGATTTAGTAGATTGCATAGCTTCACGCGCTAAATCTCGCGTGGCTTCAATAGTCGTTGTTAGGGCAGGTACTGCTTCAAGTGTCTTTTCGATTCTGGCCAACTGTATCTGGATTTCCACAAGTTTATCCTCTGTTCCCAAGACTCCGCCTCCTCCTGACATCCCTACTCCCCCTCTCTAATCCTCCCAATATAAATAGCCCCCGTAATAGCTACGAGGGCAAAATAAAAACGCCTACTATATGGCGCTATCTGTAATCTCTTTAGCTTGTTCAGCCGTTATCTTTTTGGCGGTAACAAAAACCTGTACTTGCTCCCCCGTATACAACCCTGCGTCAAAGTATCGCTTAATCAGTGCGTACCAGTTCATTTACAGTACACCTCCTTCCACGAGACTTAGAAGTAAGGCTGCCTGGTCCTGCTCTGCTTGATCTTGCCTTGCCTGAGTCTGCACAAGCTCCAGTAATAAAGCAGCGTTATCGGCTCGGAGTTGCTCGGTCTCCGTCAGATCTGGTGGTTTATTAGCCTCAGCTTCCAGATATGCCACCCATGCGGCCTGTAACTCTTCTTCTGTCGGCTGTGGTACGTCCAGATTCCACACCGCGATAAACTGCCCACGCTCTACCATGTCGTAGTCTAAACCCTCTACTAGTCGGTTATAGTCCACTACATACTGATAATGAACACCCTCCACTGCTTCGGTTTCATCTTCATTCAATGGTCTGATATCGTAGCGAAACCTTCCATCTACGCCCTCGCGTAATACAGGTTCTGCCCCCATATCCCACACTTCGAAATTAACGTTGTGTTTAGCAGCAGGATAAATATACTCCACTGCTTGCGCTATATTCATAAACAATTCCTCCTTTAAGATATTCTTATTACTTCAAAATGAGTCGTGTCTTGACCAATCGCAGGCGTTAAAGAGGAACCTACAAGAATTTGAGGGATTAACTTATCACCCGCATTGAGGCGCATTGTTATGTCTCCGCCTAGCATTAAATCTGATGAACCCGCCGGAGACGAACTGCGACTATCCAGCATATATCTAATAGCAACGTTAAATAATATACCAATCATAATGTTTTGATTTGGCGGAACTGTAGGAATCAATATCTGCATTTTGACTCTATAGAATCCTGTTTGTGGGGCAGTGAACTCGCCTGTCGTCGCGTTATACCCATTACCATGGTTTGAGTTTACTCCGCCATACTTCAATGAAGTCCACGATGTAGTCGAAATCACAAATGCAGTAGACATATAAGCCCATACTGTCGGACGTTGGTCCGTTGTATTATCTCCCCATGGGTTAATAACTGAACCACCATCAAATATAATTCCCCCTGCTGCTGCTTCATTAATTCCTGATGGTTTCGCGGAATATAAAGAAACTCTACCTCCGTACACAGCATTCCCGGCATTTGTGTTACCTGTACCCGCATTGTTATCGGCAACTATTTCCCCATTGATAGTGCTTTGAAATGCTAGCAATCTATTAGATATAACACTTAAATTAACATATGCTTTAGACGAATGTACTTGTATCCCCACAAGACCCTTAGCTGCACCTACTATGTTCAAATACTGAAAAATGACATTCACTGAACCCTCTACATATACAGCCGTCTCTGTGGTGGTTGTGAGGTTAAATCCCTTAACTGTAGTTTGTATTGAATTTCTATACACGGTGATCGTTGTAACGCTGCGGCTTGTGCTGGCTACGGTATCACCTGAAATGGTCAGCAACCCCCTGCCGCTATAACCCGCAACGGTTACATTTTCGTTATATGCTCCAGCAGCCACATTGATTGTAACGACATGGTTTACAACACTCGGAACCATACTAATAGCTTTACCAATGGTTTTAAAAGCTCCTGCTGCTGTATTAGCTAACCCGTTATTACTATCACTACCATCTGTACGGACATAGTAGGTAATGTCTGCTGTTGTTTGTTGTGGTGTAGTGCTTAAATTGGGTTTACCGTTCCAATTAGACTTTTCTGTGTCGGTTGCAAATCTATGAGTAGCATCCTCAGTAATCATAGTTGCTGGATGAGTTGCAGGATGAACATAGTTATTCGCTCCTGCGGCGATTCCGTCGAGCTTTAGTTTATCAGTTGCCCGCATCAACCCGTCATTTTGCAGTGCTCCTGAAACAAGAGTATTCGGTGCTTTTCCATTCCACGCTGCCTTTTCAGTATCAGTTACAAAACGATTACTTGCATCTTGCGCGATGATAGATGGTGGATGAGTTTCCGGGTGAGTATAGTTAGTTGCTCCCGTAGCAATACCCGCCAGCTTTGTTTTCTCGGCTGTTGTGTAATCGTTCGTAGACAGTTGTTTGCCAGTAACTTTATCGACCTTACCAGTAACGGCATTATCCAATATGTCCATATTCCCGTTCAGATCGGCAATATCAACGAGATCCGTTCCCTCTGGCTTCTTTAAGCCCAAATTCCCTGTAGTTTTCATTTGTCACTCTCCTATCCAAAAGTTCTTAAGTCGTTCCATGTACCAGTACCAGCAGTATTCCATGATATTGCTTTAAGCGAATCCCAGAAGGTATACGTATAAGCAAACTCATAAGCTAAGTGTGCTGGCTTAATCTCATCGATTATCTGAATTAGTCCAGCCATATTCGGAGGTATGCCTAGAATCCCAATAAATCTGATGATGAACCGGTATTCTCCAGGAACTTCTTCTACGGATACATCCCCGCCAGCAAAAGCCGATGCTGTTCGTTGAATCATTTCAGGTGTTGTTGTGCCAGTTCCCCGCCGTTTAGCCTTAATCATTTCTCTTCTACTGATGTAAGACTTTGATGGATCCGAACTTAATCCAAGCTCAGCCTCCCAACGTGCAAGACTCCATGTTGCAGTTTCAACATAAGCTTGATCTAGCAAGTCCTGTACGCCTGTAGTTAAGCCATGTATCTCAATACCTAAAGATTCCTGCAGTTCTTCTATTTCTTGTATACCCCTGTAATAGGGTGGTAAGTATTTCATAAGATCAACTTTATTTATCTCATCGCTGTCTTCTATTTCATCAGCCGAGAAAAGAAGAGTGCTGTATAAAGAATCTCCATAGCTCAACCATCACACCCCCTTTAATTGGTTCCACGTTAATGGACCCTTAGCCATGTATTCGGAGTGTGTATGTGATGATGGAGGATAAGTTGATGGTTTCCCAGCTACACCAGACCAAGGGACAGCATCAGCGTTGGCAGCATAGTCAACTTTGCCATCGTTGTTCGTATCATAAATACTTTTAAGCATATCTCCTGAGCTTTGAGCAGCCACCAGTAACACATTGCCAGTAGTCGCACCAATATATAACTTGCTTGTATCAGTACAATAGCCAAGCTCGCCTATTGCCAATGTACCGATTGCGCTTTCTATTCCTCTACGTATCTGGATTAATACTTTTCTCGCCATCTCAAAGCCTCCTAGAACGTGCCCCCATCAATCGTAGCGACCGTAAGTTTATTTCCATTGGCCGCATCATAGACGATGCTAGAAGCATCAATATTAGCCTCGATCCCGGTCGCGTTAACAATGATGCCTTTACCTGCCTTAGCAGCTACCGTAGTGGAATCCACAATAACCCCGTTACCAGCTCCTACCGTCAACGTAACACTATCGGACTGACCACCACCAGTTAGACCGTTACCCGCTGTAATCGTCTGAAGAGCTCCGCCTGTCCGAACCCACGCCGTACCATTCCAGCTATAAATCTTCTGCTCATCGTCTACATAAGCAGTCCATCCTATAGCAGGGGTATAGTAAGCCCATGCCCCAGATTGAAACTCAGCAATTTGATTTGTCTTTCCCGCCCAAACCCCTGTCGCTGAGGCCGGAATGATGTAACGGTCGGCTTCAACCGGACTTGCAGGCGGAGATAATAAATGCTGATCTTTAACTGATGCTTGCGGTTCAATGTTATGTTTCGCAAGCTCGATTTCATTCTTAATCTTCTGTGCTGACCACAAGTCTGTAATCGTAGATCCAGAATCATTAATCACCCGGTGCTTGGTAGCATCATCAATGTGAGTCTTGATCTCAGCAGCCGTTTTAGTGTTCGTCCCATCTGACACCTTATTGATATGACCTGCACTGACATCAGCCTTTAATATCTTTGCATAAGTAGCGCCGTCTGCTATATTATCAAGCGACCCCGTTAAATCACTGAGCGCTTGAGCGTTCACTCGCCGCCAAGCTGTGCCATCATCAAAGTATAGGTATCCGTTATTTGCTCCGCTCGTTACATAAAACAGACGTCCGACCGAGGAGGCCACTGGACGCGAAGCCTCTGCGCCGGATAAAGCTCGCCCAACCATTGAGTTTGTTGTGCCATCTCCGATATATATTTCCTTCGTGTCTGTACAAAAACCCATTTCACCAGCAAGTAACGCCCCATAAGTACTGAGTTGAGCTTTGGTACCACGTTTTATCTGTATCGTTTGTGCCATGTTATACCCCTCTCGTAAATGATCCGCCGTCTATCAGACCATTTGTTTTATACCTTTCTATCTCTGTTTGTGTAGCCGTTACTGCTGTCTGTAGAACATTAATATCATCCGCTTCCACGGTATCACCTGGTGTCTCATAGGTTACATAGACTTCAGCAACACTGCTAAAAATCTTAATTAGCCCGCGCCATGGTGTATCACTCGGAATAGTTAAAGTCCAGTTTGTTAATTTATCACCAGTTAATTTACTACCGCTATAGACTTGGATAGTTGAATTATTGATATTATCGTGATTCAATAAACCCTCATAAACGCCTGCTACAAGCGCTATCCGTTCTTCAATAACATAGTTGTTCCCAGTTGGATTTTTGTTCAGCTTCTCTTGAAAAACATCTATTTTATTCGGGTATGCCATGTTACACCCCCAATTCCACAATACCGATCAATGGCACCTCTTCTTCTGCGAGAACGATGTTCCCTGAGGCTCCATTGAGCAGCAACCCAACATAATCAATAACCCCGTCAGTACCTAAAAGGATCGATCCAATCACGGCTTGACTAACATAAGTTGATATAAAAGAAGCCGACTTACGCCAAGCTTCCAGTCGCTCCAAAAAGGAATTCTTTACACCTTGCAGACTATAACCAGATGCTAAGGTTACCTTAGCTGATATATTAATAGCCTTGCCGATGGCTGAAGTAACTGTGACTACTGCTCCAATAGGCGCTTGCCCTTCGCCTTTCCCTGCAGCTGGATCAATGTAATCTTGTACTTGATTTACAAGCACGCTTGACGCCGGAGCACCCTCAGTATTTACAATAACAACCTTTACAGTTTTCGGACCTGACCATAACGGAAATACGCGAGCTCCACCCACTCCGGAAACTTCAAGAGCCCATTCAATGTAATGATATTTGTTTCCGCTGGTCGCTGGACGTCTGGCAGAATCAAGGTAACGCTGTCGTAATGCATCGTCAGTCTCCCTATCAGTCCCAGGGACAATTAAATCTTTCAATTCAGCTCTTGCTAGATTATTAACAAAATCGATAGGGATTAATGTACCAAAATGCTGATTTCCCGCAATTCCTTCAACCTCTGCCTCAAGTCGATACTCTCCTAATGAGAGCCGAGTAACCACCTTATAATTGATTGAACCAATCGCGAAACGACTATCAATTGGAATATCCATTAAGGTGTTAGCGGCATTATAAAACAGCCCCCGGAGCTGAGCCTTAGTTGCCTTCTTGCGGGTCACACCGGACCAAGCAATCGACCGATCCAGATAATCGCCACTAGCGGTATCGGCAAATATTAGATTCGTGTTTATGTCCAGCTCAACATACATCTGAGCCAACTCCATTGCCGCCGGAGCCATGGCATCATAAATAATACTGCCTTCTCGCTTATCCATCCCATCGGGTACTCGATCTAGCATCCGTTCTAAGATAGTTTCAAACGTTTGGCCCTCATACACCGCCACTCACCTCCAATCGGTCTGTATAGTTTCCGTAGTCGCTCTCCACATCAAATAAGACGAGTGCAGCATCACCATCATAGGTAAATCTAAAGTTTGTCACGGAAACGATACGATCATCTTGCAGAAGTGCTTCCCTAGCCCATCGTTCCAATTCCGTTTCAAACACTGCTCTCCCGCGCACTGAGCCAACATCCGCCTCACTACCGTAATTGTCGCTGTAAATTAGATTTTCAAACCGGGTTGTAGAGAGGATTTTAATAGCTGCCTGTTTTACAGCATCCAATCCGTCCACTACCACGGATCCTATACGTCCGTTTACAAGGTCTAATTTATAGGTGAGGCTTGGTTGTGGCGCATCCTCCATGTCCTCATTTAGCAGTACATTATCGCTCTGTGGTATCAATTACTCACCACCCTATCCATGATTACGTAACGCTGACCACCTTGCATCCTGATAAGCAGGAGCTTGTCACCTGCTGCCAATGGCTTTCTGATCTCGTATTCATTTGACCCTATAGCTAATTTAAATTCTGCAAGTGTCTCCGGAACAATTAAAAAATCCTCTGAAAGCGATAGCCGATTATCGACTAGCACCTCAAGAGGATTATCATTTGTTACGACTCCAAGTTGCACCTGAACCGGACCCGCAGCTTCAACCGCTTCCTGAGCAGCCCGCTTAATTGCTTCCAGCATAATTACACCAGCCTTAATTCGAGGTCCATGGTATGTATGCCGCCTTCTTTTGAATGGCTGCACTCATCGACCAAGAAGAATTTATTAATGTTCATCGCCTTAATGTATAGATTCACGTAGCAGCCGGCTCTCATCCGATAATCTCCAAGGGCCTCTATGCTAAGCGTTCGCTTCTCTCTATTCTTCATTAGCAATTGTTGCGCCAACTGCTCTGTTATCTGGGCCTGATTCAGCTTCTCATCCACACTCTGGTAAAGCTGCAGCAATCCCCACTTGGCAATGCTGGCGCTGTCCTTGGTGACGTAAGTTTCACGCTTACCTGTCTCCTTGTTGTCCCTGTATAAAACTATTTGATTGTATGTCTCATCGTCGATGTTGCGACTGTAAGAGTAATCTGTCATAAGTGAATCATCACCTACCACAAAAGGAAAACGCATATTGGAAACATTACGTATCGTCAAACTCCCGAAATCGTCGAAGAATACGAAGTTGGTCCCGTAATTAACCAACGTCTCATCTAACGCCATGCAGATCATATCGATAAACGTTTTGTCGTCACGGATCTGGGAAGGGATAATGTATTTTGTATCTTCCAGCGATCCGGTCTTGAGCTGCATGTCTTGAGCAAGCTTTTTAACTACCTGAGTTGCTGTCTGTTTCGTGAACACATAGGTTCCGCTATTCATTAAATACCGGACCTGATCATAAGCCAGAATGGATATTTCTTCGGTCGTCCCAGTTTCAATACTGAAAATATATCCGTAAAAGACCTTATGCCCCTCGTCCGTATAACGAACCACATCACCATTATTCAACTGGAATTTTTTATCTTGCCATGGTCCACGGTCTACAAGAGTAAATTCTAGGGATGCCGCCTTGCCAATTCGAACCGTCTTCCAGGATATATCCGTAACGATGCTGGATACATCCCAGACGTCTCCATTTTTATTATCGATCAACAATTCCATACAATCACCCCGGGAGCTTCAGGACGGAACCGATCTTGAGCGTCTTCAGCTGCGCGTCCGTTAAGCCGTTTAACTTCTGAATCTCTTTCCACCGGCTGCCGTCACCGAGTTCTCTTTTAGCAATCTTCATCAGTGTGTCCTCGGATTTGACGGTAACTGTTTTCGACTTAGTACGTTCATCTGCACGTTTCGCTGGCTCTTTCTTTGTTGTAGTGGTTGTACCGGCTGCTGTCTCAGTTGTCTTCAACTTCACTTTTTTAGCAGCGTAAAAAACATACTCCTTCAAGCTGATGTCATATTTAAAGTCACCCGGGCTCCCGGCAACCTCTTTATAATTAAATTCCTCAATACTGGCCGCAATGTTGATTTTTAGACCCGTTGACGTAAAAATAAACCGGATCGGCTTCCGCTTGTTCATCCAGGTTTCAATCAGTTGGATGTAATCAGCTGGTTGCCCCCAGTTTTTTGATGATACATAGCTTGGTACGGTACCACCTACAGCGATAGACGGGAAAAAGCTGCTGAAGCTGATCTCTTTGAGCTTAGCAGCTTTGATTACGTTAATTTCGCCAAGGTCCGTTATATTGTAGGTCTCCCCATCGCCTTCCCCACCTATCTCTATTTCTTCAGGAAGGACAGGGATCTCAAACCATATAGCACGGTTGTTAAAACTCAGTTCGATGCTGTAGCCATCGGCCACACAACCGCCCCCTTTAGTTATAGAGACCCTTCGCGGTACTAGCGATCTCTTCATTAAGCTTCTGCGTTATCTTTGACACAATCGAATCAACATTCGCCTGATTGGTTACTGGACCAGTCTTCATCTGAATAGTTGGTGTCAATGTCACAAAGTTTTGAATATTCTTCATTTCGGCGACATCACGCATAACCTTTAGGTCTTCTTTACTTATATCAATTGGCTTTTCCACTTTGCCGAGTTTATCGACTTTTTTGAGCTTCTTCTTGTCATCGTCAGCGGATGCCATTTCTGCAGTAGTCGCTGCTCCGGGTGGCAATATCGTAAAAGAATCTTTAGCTCCTTTTAATGCTTCATCAGCCGCTTTATTGTCACCACTACCAAAAAGATTCGCTCCTTTATCGTAACCAGCATTATACGAATCACCGTAATCAAAACGCTTAAGACCAATTCCCTTTTCTTCTAGAATGCTGTCTATATCAAGATCTTTTGCTTGGTCCTTATATTTACCATTACCGTATTCTTCTACGGCCTTTTCTGCCATACTACCAAGACCAGATCGCCAACCAGCTACTGTATCTGCCATACTACTACCAAATATAAAATCCATTGCTTTTGCGATCTTTTCCAATATCCCTAGTACACTATCTGCTAAATCGGCAAATAAATTAATAACAGCCCCAATTGGATCGTTAAATAGATTCCCAAAGAAATTGGCGAAGCTATTCCAAATGTCGAAGAAAAATTCTACAACACCAAAAACCAATTCTAATAATCCAAAAAAGAGATTACCTATAAAGGCCCCCACCGCAGCAAAGGCACCAGCAATAACTCCTGTAGCAGAAATTGATTTCCCTGCAAATTTATTGATTGCAGCTATTACAAGATAGAACAGAGCAATCAAGGCTATGATCGCGAGGATAATCCATGTTATTGGACTCGCGAGCATCGCAGCATTAAGTCCCCACTGCGCTGCTGTTTGAGCAGCTGTAGCCGAAGTAGCTGAAAGTGTAGCACCAGACAATGCAGCTTTTATGCTGGCAGACGCAAGTTCAACCGCCGAGGTTATACCGCTCCATACAGAAATTGCAATAAGTGCACCTTTATATAAACCTAATGCAGTTACAATCCCTAAAACAATAGGTTCGAGTATTGGCCAATAGCTAGACATGAAGTTGTATACATTAATTAATGCAGTCAACAAATTATTTGCCGCGTCTGCGGCGCCAGCAATTCCTGATTTAAAGTCTTCTATGAACGCCGTTCCTCCCGGGCTATTTAACATATCGTTAATACGCTGGATTAATGGTCCGAATGTTTGAAGAGCAGAATTTTTCAATTCATTCATTACGTCGCCAAATGTCCGAGGCATAGAAGCGAATTTCACATTAATATCATCAGCTGCGTTGAACATAGCTGCCTTGATGATATCCGAAGTGATAGTCCCGTCAGCACTCATTTCTTTGAGTTGACCCTTTGTCTTCCCAGTAACATCTGCAATCGCAGCTGCCAACATTGGAGCATTTTCCATGATAGACCTAAATTCATCCCCTTGGAGTTTTCCTGCGGCCATCGCTTGAGATAATTGATACATCCCAGCTTGTTGTTCCATCGTGCTGGATCCACCAATACGGAATGACTTTTGCATTAACTCTGTAAAAGCAACTAATTCGTTGTTAGACTTAAATGCTTCGCCTGCCAAAGTACCCATTCTACTTATAACCGCTGCCATATCTGTGTAGCTACCTTTAGCACGATCAGCGGACTCAAAAATTTTATTTTGAAGTTCTGCCGTGGTTTGCATCTTGTCATTAATTAAATCTAGGCGAGCAATTGTGTTAACGTAATCATCACTTATTTTCGTTCCTAATCTAATACCTTGAATACTCAAATATGCCGCTGCGATATTCTTCATGTTACTAAACCATCCACTACTCGCCTTCCCCGCGTCACGAAGATCTCCGTTGGCTTGTCGCTGCAAATCAGTAATTTGTTGTTCAAGTCGGGCTATGCGTTGCAAAGCTGAGGCTAGCTGTGCGGCTTGATTTGAGTCGGTTCTGGTAGTCGTTCGTAGTCTATCCATAGATTGAACTAGTCGTAACACCATGCGCTGTAAGCTTGTAAACGTAGCACGTAAAGCAGGTGGCATCTCCAAATCGATGTTTGCTTGTATGTTTCGCAATCGTGATTCGATGAGCGCTCTTGCGGTATTTACTTGTTGTAGGAGTCCTGTGTGATCAATGGTAATCCTTAATACAGGTTGTCGAAGGCGTTCCGCTTGCTGAACAGCTTGACTCGCGTCCATCCTTATAGAGATAGGAGATTCTACAACTCGCTTCAACCTCTCCATACGTGCTGTAACTTCTAGTACCTGGTTAGCTACACGCTGCATAGGGCTTGAAAAACTGTCAAGCATTTTAAGGGTACTGGATACTGTTGTCACTCAATTATCACCTCCTGAAAAAATAAAAGCCGCCATATAGGCGACCTCTAAATTATTTATAGTTGAATTGTTTGCTTTGGATTATTTGATATTATAGGTCGTATCTTATCAATGAATTTAGCCGCTTCAAATGATTTGGGATTGTCCCGGAACATTAATACAGCAAGTTCATTTGCAGAATTAATGTAGTTCATAATCAAGTATGGGGTTACCGTTCGCTCCTTTTTACTAGTTGCTCTTGCACCAACAACTAATCCGATAGGACCGAATAAAAGCCCACCGGCAATCCCCTTTGCTGCGCTGCTATTCACGATATGCGCAATCTCAACATCAGTCTTAAAATCAGCTGCTTGGATCTGCGACAAATTGACAATAAATTCGGATCCACCACCAGTGATTACTAACTTCCCCTCGTTTATTCTGAGTTCACAATGAGTATTTTCAGCAATCGGCAATCCCTCTGTATGGAATAGTGAAGCGCCAAAACTACCGTTAACCTCTTTCTTCTTAAAGATACCCATGCACAACCTCCGTTGCTTTTTCCCTATATTCTACCACATAGTGAAAAACGTGAGAGGGTAAAAATTCCTATTTCTTTGCTTTTACCTTTGCTGCATCTTTCTTTTCTTTCTCAACACGTTCATTAACCGCAGCCATGACAAAGGCCCTTTCTTGTCGCGAAAGAGCCATATATTCATGAGGCCACTTATGGAACTTATGGAGGGCGTAATATGCATAATTCGCATCAGCATCACCCTCCCGTATTAGTTTTTTGCTTCTTCAACCAAGTCTGACATTTCTGCATCAAAACCACTCAACTCACTGATCTTTTGAGCCAATGTTGCAATCTCCCCAGCTAACAGCACCTTCTGTACATACTCTTCAGGGGATGCACATCCCAATTTTTTAATACTGGTAGCATCTTTAAAATTGGGCTCTACGCAATTCCGGATTATTGTCTGCAGATTAAATCGACCTGAATCAAATTCAAATTTACGTCCTTTTTTGGGGATCGTGCAAGACTTGCGAGTTTCGTTGAATTCCTGATCTGTCATTGCCTTAATCTTAAAAGAAAGAACCTTTCCCTCTTTATCCTTAAAACGTGACGATACTACAACTTCATCAGTCAAGCCATCCACAGGATTTTCGTTCAAAAATTCTTGTAAACTCATATTAATAATTCCTCCTATTATAATTCCGTTTTAATTTAATTGGTTGGCGCGGTGAATGATTGACCCATATCAATATCTTCAAACGTAAAATCAATATCTTCTTCCAATGCATCTGATTCAGTATCCAAGGATACCATCACCACACTATCTAGGTTTACCCCTAGTAACGTTACTGTTTGTGAGCCGATAGTGGACCCTGGATCTTCGTTTGTAACGGTAATATCAAAGTTAGTATCTCTACCCGTTTTAATATAATCTAGCATCAGCTGACGGAATCTGCTGGTTACATAGTAGATTGTCATACTACCAGTACCCGACCATCCAGTAGTTTTATGCTGAGTACCACGGCGGCCTAATGTTTTAACTTCAGCCTTCTCCTTTTCAACTGATGCTTCAAGAGTCTTGATGTAGAACATTTCCTCTACCTGACCATTGATTGTGGCGTAAGCCCGCCCCTCTTGTCCGCTAATCGTGTCATTTGCTTTTAAGAACGACATTTATCTCACCTGCACTTTCATATATACTTTTTCGATACTATCTACTGGTTGAATATTGGCTTCGACATAGATGGCATCTGAATCAACACCAGGAAGTACCGTGATATCCGCCTGGGCATCAAAGTTTTGAATGGCAGAAATGCCCTGAAGATTATCCAGGTAGATCACTGCCTCTTTACGAAACAGAGCTCGTCCATCAACATTGTTTGATACCTTACCGATGTAAAATGATTCAAAGATACGCTTCAAATCATTCGCAATACCATCCAGCACACGGAGCACACGGTTTTTTTGAAGTTGTTTCCCCTTCTTTGGAGTGTAAGAGAGGAAAGTATTAATATCCTGCTCAACCACAGCCCGATTAACGGAAGGGGTAAAGACAAATTCTCCGGCTTTTAACGCTGCCTCGATCTGTGTGTTGGTGAAGCGTGGGGCTACATCTACAGCATCATCGTAAGCCGAATAAGTTAGAGACTCATTCATCTCAGCCGCTGCCGAAGCACCAGCTACCCAAGCAGTGGCCTGCGCTGCTGTAAGTATGGTCCCATCTGAAAGAACCACTCCATTCTTGACGCTGATAACACCTTCGAAATCAGCTACAGGGTAGTTCTCAAGTGTTGCCTGTACCTTTTTACCCTCTGACTCTCTCAAGCGCCGTACAAAGGCAGCATATACCGCTTTGAGTGCATTGTCCGTGGATGTCAGCGCCACTGTCTGGAAATCGTACAGCTCTAGTGCAGCTAGATATGCAGTATGATCCGCATTAGTTACAGTGCCGTTTGCTCCACCAATCAAAGGAGCGCCTGCATTTGCTGTCAGTGTGCCAGTCCCACTCCATACAATCCAGTCATTTGGTACTAGTGCAGCTATGTTAGCAACTACCTGCGTGTCCACCACTGCATTATCCAGCAACGTTTTTACATCAAACTTGCTACCGTCATCAATGTTGGTTTGTACGACTACCTTAAGTGAATTACCTCGAATGCCACCATATCTTGCTGTAGCTACCAAGGTCCCAACTGTGACCGTTGACTTTGTTCCGTCATTGAGTTTGTACAGCAACACTGTCCGAGCTCTTTTAAGTGCCTCACGCACCATCAATAGTTCCGGGGCTGTAATGTCATAGCCAAGCGTTTTGAATGTATCCTCACCAGCTATAATCGGTGTGATCACCTTAGCCGCTCCCCAAGGAAGTGTTAGCGCTAAAGAGGTTATTCCCCTGCTGCCGACTGTACCCAATGCACCTCCATTTGTTTCCACGTTGATATATACACCAGGTCTTACTTTATTTTGAGTGGTCCATGTTCCACCGGCCATAAACTATTCAGCCTCCTTATTCTTAAATTCTTCGATGACCTGCTGTGCCTCGGCCGCCGTATACAACTTTTCCGGCTCCAGCAGCGCCGACAGGACATCTTTATCCTGGTATGAGTATTTGGTAGAGTTCAAGAACTGCTCCTTTGTATACGAAGCCTCAGGAGCTTCAATAGCTTCCTTTTCATTTTTCACACTCACTTAATACCGCCCCCTTGCTTCATAGTCTGCATTTTTACATCCGTTGCTTTCGTCCTCACGACATGGTAGTTATATTGGATGAAGAAATGCAGCACTCCATCCACAATTTCATCACGCATGCCGATACCGCGGTATCCTCCCTCAGCGCCTGTCACATACTCTAATTCTGAGTACAGTCGCTCAGCCATGAGCTCGCATTCTTCCCGGGGTGCCGAGGCATCCTTGTGTGGAAAGTAATGAACATCGAAAGAATTCAAACGCCGATACCGCCGATTAATTTCCCTATTTTGACCGCCTTCGATGCGCAACACAAAAAAGCACGGCTGCTTCATGCCCTGCTCCACTGCTTCATCATAAACCGGATACTCCGGAGTAAATAACGATAGCTTCTTTATGAGTGCGTTTTTGATATCCTGCATACTCACCGTCCCAAGTGTTTCTCCATGTATTTCTTAAGCTTTCTCTCCATGATCCCCGGCAACTCTCTCTCAAGTTCCTGCTCGGATAAGGTCAGCATGAATTTACCGTTAACCCAACCGGTCCGTAGTCTAGTGACGTGTCCAAATTCTACATAGAGCGCATATTCAACATTATTTGTGATCTCTACGTGGATACCGCCACCAGGTAATCTAACTACCTCACCGATCTGCCAACCTCGCCTCAAGTCTCCGCTTAGAACCGGAGTTCTAGCTATAGTCTTCGCCAGTAACCGTCCTGCAAGCTCACGAATACACTCCTCCATAAACGCTGGAAATTCATTTTGCATCCGTTGAAGGTTCTTCTGAAGCTTTTTAACATCGGAGAAATCGAATTTACCCATGCTCATGCGTTCAGGACCTCTTTTAGCTTAATCACCTGATGAGTGGCATACCTGAATGCCTTACCCGCCTGCTCTCCTTTGAACTCCATGCCGTTCTGCTGAACCGTGATTCGACTTCCTGGCTTGATAGTTACATCAGGAGAGATAAACAGCTTAGCATCGTATTCCACCCTGTCTGACGTTACGGTCTGTGTTGCGCTTGGAAGAGTTGATTGAGAGAGTCCACAAGGCTCGTCAGCCAACACAACGACAGGCTGCTGCCGTGTTTTACCGCTTACTGGATCTTTTACATCCTTCATTTCTGAAACAGTACATAAGCCTTCATAGGTGCTCTCCAGCGCTGCACGTTCCGCAGCTACCATTCCAAATTGCATAGTTACCACCTCAATCTGCGAAACGCTTGCAACTGAGCCCCATAGTTCCGCACGAAAGCTGCTCCAGATCCGACCGTAACCGTAGCCTTAGCGGATCCGAACGCTGTTGTAACATCCCCGCGCTTGATACTGGTTACAGCTGGTGTAGTCTGCTCAAACTCTGTCGAGTACTTCGTCCGGTAGTAATCCTCAGCTATATGCAGAACCACATTATCCAAGGCTTCTGGAATAGATGGTATGTTGCAATAAGTTTTAATCTCCTGGACGATAGTTTCCAAAACAAACAGCAGTCTACTATCCTTACTGGTATCTTCAAACGGTATCAGTAGTAATTGTTTCAGTCGAATTAGATACTTTTGGATCTCCTCCGGCATCTGCTTCACCTGCTTTCAGGATAACTGCAAGCACTTCCTTTATCTTCGAAGCTTCGCCCAAGTCAATACCATGTTCCTTAGCATATTTCTTGAGTGCTGGCAGTTTCATTTCTTCCAGCGGCACATCCTGTTGATCTTCATCTTCATCAAATTCAGGTACATCTTCACGGCGGATTACTCCATCTTTAATCAGGGATTCTATTTCACTAGGGAGGATCAAAATCTTATCACTCGCCTTATAGAATTTCCGATTGTATTTCGCTCCAGTTATCAGAGATATCTCGATTCTCTTTTCTTCAGACACTCTCATCATCCTTTCAAAATAAATAGGAGAGGCGTTAGCCCCTCCTTAAACCACTTTCGCAATAAAAATATTGTCGATAGTTTCAAATGATGGCAGTGTGATTGCAGAAACGATAGTTTCTACACTAACTGGGTGTGGCTGCTTAATTGTTGTGATGGCCACACCTGTATTCACGATAGAAACTTCTGCGCTTGTTGCCCCGCTCATAAGATCAGCTTCTTCTGGAGTAGTACCATACCACGTTTTACCCAAAGCACCGTCTGGAATCAGTGTGAAATAATCATCTGGATAGAATTGGTGTGAGCTGCCATCTTGTAGAGCATATTTCTTGTTGTAAACCGCAACCGTCAATCCCAGTTTGGACTCCAGGTATTGACGCATCAGCGCATCAGTCATGATGATGTTTAGCCCGCCAAGAGGATTCATGTCCAAACGCACCTTTTCGTTAGCTAGAATGTTATTCCACGTTTTACGAGTAACGATCGCCTTAGTTGGACGTACGCCTTGCTCGTCTTCAATCGTATCCTGCCATTCTTTGATGTCACCCACGATATTAGCTGTTGGATCGTCCCATTTGTCTGATCCTGTAAGAGTAGTCTTATGTCCAGACTTCATTTTGTAGTCATAATCATAGTCGATTCGGTTGGCAGTGATTCGGATTTTACCCGATGATAGTAATTGCATACGCATACGCTCGGCGTTAACCTCAGCGCCGTTAACCAAATTGGCTCTATCATCATAAATTTGAGTAATCAAAGACTTTACATATTCACCATTGTTCGATTCCAGGAGTCTCAGCAATTCTTGACGATCCTTTTCTTTCAACAGCATAGCCTCGCGGAAAAATGGCATCTCTGTTTCTACCTTGCCGAAACCAATACGGTCTCTCAGGGTTGCTTTAGCATCGAATTCTGATGGCATCAAGGCTACAGGCAGTCCTCCTGCTCCTTTAATCCAACCAATATCTAAACCAAGCTTTTTTGCTGATGGAAACAGCGTTGCTCCCAGATATGGAATAGCGTTTGATGGGTTAGCCGCAATATAAGCCGCGATCTCTGGAGCTCTTACTAAATCTTGAATGTTAGGCATAATTAATTTTCACCTTTCCTTTCTTAGTCGATAAATGTGATCTGCTTCAATGCTGTCAGTTCTTCAGCAGTAGGAGCAGTCAGGATTTTATTTTTATTAATGAACGCATGAATGAGCATCGCCCCTGGTGCTGGACCACTTGTTACATCTGTATCATTCAACAGAACACCTTCAGCATTGGATACTCCAGTAGTGGTTGTAGCCTTGACCGCCAGTTTAGTATCGTCAGCAATCACACCGCCACCTAGAATAGTTCCAGCTGGCACAATCTTTTTACCATCAGCGTTAGCTGTAACACCTGCATCGCTCACCGTGACGGCAATTGCTACATAGTGATCTGGGAATTTAAGAATTTCTTTCTTATTCCCATAGGTAGTTTCTTTAAATTTACTCATTTTGTTTATCCTCCGTTCTTATTTAAAGTAGCTTTCTCGGGCTGTATCCAACCCTTCATTGCCTTTAGTAGATTCAGCCAATTGCTTGCCGAAGCTACCAACCTTGTCATCGCCTTGTTCGCCCTTAGATTGATCCTTGCCGTCCAATAGAGAGGTTCCTTTAAACTTGAACCCTCCACCACCGCCTTTATCCTCGGTTTTAAACAAGTAGGCATCCGATGTTTGTAAAGCCTTAAGCTGCTCGTCTAAGCCGACCAATTTACCGTCATCACCGATGACCAGCCTTTCCTTGTCTATTAGTCCAGTAACATGCTTCTCGTTATGCACCTTACCAGTGAGTGCAGCAGAAATAGCATTGTCCAACTTAATCTGTTGCAGGTCGGCGTCATATTTTTCCTTTGCTGTCTTGTTATCAGTTTTGAGCTGGTCAATCTGCTTCTTTAGGTCATCTGACAGTCCGGCAGCTTTACTCAGATCCTCGATTTGCTTGTCCCGATCAGCGACATCCTTCTCTGCCTGCTGCTTAGCCGTAGAAACTTCGTTATACTGACTTTTCGGAACAAAGTGCTTCGGAATCTCTTTGCTAGCATCTGCAATAGCCCCGTCAATCTTGGAATCTTCAACGCCCACCTTCTTCAACAACTCTTTCAGCCAATCCATATATCATCTACCTCCATAGATTTGTATAGCTGCTCTCCAGCTTAGGGAGTGAACCGATATGCTCCGGTTCATGAGCAAATAGGCCACGGCAGTCTCAACCGTGGCCCAATATAAAAAGCACCCTCGCATATTGGAGAGTGCTTTCTATGATTGATCTTTTGTTTTATCCTTCAGGTGATCAGGCAACGGCGGAAGCTGCTGCATCAAATGATCAACAAAATCATCGCCGGTCTTACTGAAATCCGGACTTAAAGGTACGTCATCATATTCGCGGATCGGTTTTTGTTGCTGTGAAGTCTTCCTCATATACCCACCCCATTTCTTTTGCTAGCCTTAGCAGCACCTGGTAATCAAAGTACTCATCTTGTGCTGTTTTTGACATTGTAGCATACTTCTTATCCTTTTGTAACACTGCATTGATCTCCAAGAAAATGCTAGGGAGTACACTACGAAGTGCCACTCCATCAGCGGTTGATTTATCCGCATTTACAAAGCTTATTCCCCCGTTATGCCCTGTAGCAACCACAGTATCAATTGAGAGGTAATCACCCAGATTCATGGAGTCTTTAACATTGACCCTCGTTCCTCGTGGATGGTTGTGTGTCAATATAACTGATCTAGGTGAAGCTTCTCGGAGTTTTCGGTCTACTTCCTTGCTGAATGTTATCTTATTGACGGAACCAGAAAGGCGAGCGATTTCTTCCCCAGTGGTTTTATCCAGTATCACAAGAATTTCTTTTGCTTCCTTGTATCCACTTCGTGCAACTTCGCGGTTCACATCTGCTACCTTTTCCAAGACATCATCTGACAAATTCGGCAAGTCTGCGAAGTAGCTGGCACGCGGATTATATTTCCGGTTTACCACACCCCGTCGAGGTTCCTCTACTCCAGCTTCGAAATCATCCATAGTAGGTAAGGACATCGATTGTTGCTGTGGTATTGGGATATCCTTTGTTGGTCCACCTGGAATCTCGATAGTAGGCAATGGAGTTTCAGGTGTCTTCTTGGATGGCACCTCTACGGTAACTGCATCAGAGGCTTCAGGAGCATATTTCTTTTCCCACTCTGGATATGTTATGTCCTCTGGTACCTCGTAAGTCTTACCGTCTTCGTCACGAGCTACCCTCTCTTTGATGTTATCATCATAGTGCGGTATAGTCGTGGATCGGCAGTGACCATGCATAGGTGGATAATTAACATTAACCTGAGCATCTTCAACATCAAATACCTTACCGTCTAGATCTCGGCAAGTAATGGAAGTACGGCTGTCTAGTGTGGCAGTGTAACGGTATTGCTCTACCCCAAGTTCTTTGTAGCCAGCTATACGAGACTGCCCTGCGAAGTATGCTGATTCCGTCAGTATTAACCGCTCTGCATTCTTCCGTGACACATCAAAGCGCTCCATAAGTTGCTCTACCATTTGCTTAGATGTATCACCACGAATTAATCCCTGAGTAAAGATATTACGAAGAGTTCCAGTCAGTTTGACGCGATCAGTCCATATACGTTGGGAAAAGCTGCTGCCATCCGGCGCCCAAGGTGCGGATAAGATAGCTTCCAATTGCCGCTTATCTACCTTAGAGAATGAGGTTCCTATACCGATACCCTTTTCAAGTTCAAAAATACTCCGATAGTAACCGTCCTTGTAGACGTTGCCTAGTAGCTCTGTTGTCCCTACCAGACGCTTAGCGGATAATTCCTCGACATGTTGCTTCATCTGTAGCTGAATGGATTCTAAGCGAGTCACACGCACTCTTATACTGGCATTCTCTAGTTCCTTCATCCACCGCTGATCTATGGCGTTTTCTTTACCACGAGCAATGTAATCTTCAACGGTCCACTTGAATTCTTTGAGCTCGCCTGCTTTGAGAACTTGTTTAGCAGCGGATAAGCTAACAATCCCGTTATTATCTGCGAACTGCTGATAGAAATTGTTAACGTCCGTCTGGATGGATATCTGAGCCTTGCGGTATTCCTTATTCATTGCCTTTGTGAAAGGTACACCCTTATTTAGTAGTGACTCATTCAGTTGTTCCATACGTTTAGACCAATATACCTCTGACCTCATTGGTCACCAGCTCCAACCTCTACAGGGGGCTTATCATCGGTCAAACCTCCATACTCCTGAGCGCGATCCATAGCAGCCTTTTCCTCGGCTTCCTTGCGCTTCAATTCCTCTCTGGTATCTGTCACCCATGGATGGTTAGCGAGTATGGTTTCATCTGAGACGATCCCTACGCTGTTCTTGGCATCAGTGATAACCTGTGATTCATTAATTACGATATCCCGGTTAAATAAGAAATTGACTGTCTCGTCTGAGAAGTCTTTCTCCGTGGTATTGAAGATATGTTTATCAACGAACCACAAAAGTTGCTCAAGTGCTGCTTGGAATTCGTTTTCGATATCGTTAGCGTCCATATCCAGATCAGCGTAAAGAAATTTCAAGGCTTCACCACTTGGAGCCGTTGCGAAAGAATCAGACTGAGTATCTACACCGCGCCCAAACTCGTAGATATCGTTTCTAGTCATGTCCATGTGATTCTTATATGCTTCAGTGTCGATCTCAAGATTCAACGTATCCACACCACTGTTATCGTCAGCAGAAACCTTGACGGCTTTTAGTATTGAGAGGTTACGACGAAATTCGCCTAGATCAGATCCTTCATAGCCTCTGATTACATAAATGCTGTTTGGTAGATCCTCGAGATTATTACTATTATCTGATTTCTTCTGATCATACTCGTCAATCTGAGATTTTAATAATGAGATCAGCGGCATTTCATCCTCGTTATACTTGAAGCAAATGAACGGTATACGCTCCCAGTTGAGAGCTTGTGTCTGATTCGCAGAGTCAATTACATTAAAATGACTACTGAACTCACCTAACTCCACATCCGGTATGAGTCCGCTCGTAGTAGGCACAGTTAGAGAGCCCTTACCGATCACATAACGGTTAACACCTTTAGAGTGCCAGAATTCAACCTTCTGGATAGTTTTTTTCTTTTTCCCTTCATAAGCTTCAACCTCATATACACGGATAAGAGCATCCAGCTCTGTATGAGCGGCGTCTTTCCATAGCGGTTTGATTTCTTCAGATGGCAGCTTTTTAAACCGGAAATGACCCTCTTCGTCATAATAAACATGCAACCATGCGCGCCCCTTTTTAATGCTCTCCTTCAACAGGCTTTTTAATAGTCGTTTAAATCCTTTATCAAAAATCCCTGTCAATAAGGCATCATAAACTTTGTTCTCAGTCTGGATGCTCATTTCCTTACTAAGCAAATAACCAGCTTTTTGATCAACGAGCTTTCGCAAGAATCCATGAACGATCTTATTATTAGCGAGGTTTGTAGCTTCTACCAGCGCCCCGCCTTCTCCAATGGTCATTCGCTTACGTTCTAAGATATCTGCCTTATTCCGATAGTAGCGTTCGCCAGCAAGCATATCCTTACGTCCCTGAGAAGATAACCAGTCATCGATTTCCTGCTTAATGATCTCCTCGTCTGTCATAGCTGACGCTGCACCTTTTTCGATGATTCGGATAACTTCCTCCGTTGTACTCAAATAGGTTTCCTCCTCTCCTATTAATCAAATGAGAATGAAGCCGGACGCATTACGATGGTGTTCACGAAATATCGGTCACCGTCCATTTGGTGGTCATTTTGCTTGATAGGCTTCTCCTCACCGCGGTCAGCTGCCTTTTCATCCCATATGTAGGACGAAAACTCTCGAAAAGTTTCCTTGCAACAATCATTGTAGAGAATCTTTCCGGTATTCAGCGCCGAAGCTACATTACGGATGCCTTCTAGCACATCGTTTTTTGCCTTTTTCACTATGAACTTGCCGTATTTCCTCACAGTAGCTATAAAGCTTGCTGCTGAAGGGTCAATGATAAGACTTTGTAGAGATACATCTCCAACAAATTCAACCAAATCATGATAGTACTCTTCATCCGTCTTCTGTTGGCTGTGTTGGCGGCCGTCATAGTGGTATTCTTTCACCTTGTACCAGACACCAGAAAAAAGCCCCCACAGCCCGAACGTCATCGGGTTTTGGGTGCCGTAGTCACAAGAGATATGATATTTACTGTAACGGCGATCCTCTGTCTTAACAGTGTGCTTGTCCCGGTCAAACATGTCATATATAACGCCTTCTGCCAGCACCCAGAGTCCGAGGATATAGCGCTTATAGAATATCCCGCTGTACATCCGGCGATAGCGCTCCTTAACACGTTCTGACAAGGAGAGATTATCATCCATAGTAAAGTGAAGATGTAACGCAAGCTTCGTTACCAGTTGATCCAGCCATTCCAACTTAAACCAATGATAAGGACCAGCCGGGTTACAGTTAAACCAATACTTTGCTCCATCTACTGAACAGCGGGCAGTTGCTTGTTCTACAAATGAGCGCGGCATCAAAGCCACCTCATCAAAGAACATTCCTGCCAGCGTAATCCCTTGTATCAAATCCTGGCTTCGCTCATCCTTACCGCCAAACAGGTAGAAGTCGTTACTTACCGCCCCCCTGCTGATAGTTAGATAGTTCTCTGCCCTATGATCCACTACAGTGTATCCTCTGGAGTAAAGCATTTGCTTCAGCGGGCCTATAAGGTTGCGTCGAAGAGCACCTATAGTCTTTCCTGCCATCCCTAAGTTCTCACCATTGAATGTTTCAGTGGCCCAGACTATAAATGAGAAGGACATTGAGGATGTTTTACCGGAACGGACCGCACCATCACAAATCAAAGCATCTTTATCAGCATGTGGGCTTTCACCTTGCATCCACCAAGTAAGAACCTGGATCTGCTTACGAGATAACGGTTTCCATTTGAAAATAGCAGCTTTACGCTTCACTTTCATCTGTCCACACTCCCCTCGCTTGAGACTTGAGAGCCTCAATAAAGCCATCGTCTGGCAAATCATTAGCGTCTGGAGGAGTCATACCCTTAATTTCAAGCTGTAGTTTCTGAACGCGGAGCTTAGTTTCTTCGTCCATGTAGCCTAGATACTTCTCCAGCTTATCCAGTGCCTTGAGCTTGTCATAAAACTTTATACTAAGACCTTCACGTCCCTGCTTTACCTCGCTCACTAACGTTCCGTCTACCTCTTCTGAGGATTTAAAGCGCATATAGCTTACTGGTCTCGTAATTGGATCACCTTCGTTATCTAACACTGGACCGTGTTCACTCATAACTGTTTCTTCTTGGGACCCGAATTCCACATAATCAGAAGTATCAGCAAATGCAATTTTAAGATACTCGGCGATAACCCGATGAACGCTCAACCCGAGCTCACCAACCATCTGATCCTTCAACCTTGTGATTTCTGCCTGAATTTCAGGTTTCCTCAGGTTTTCCCATCCAATGGAATAAGCTGCTCTCTTTGAATAACCGGCAGCTAATGCAGCCCGAGTCGCGTTAAAGTCTCGCATATATTCGAGTACAAACATTCTTTGCTTGTCAGTTAGCTCAGCTTCTACTTCAGGTGGATCACCCCGAGCCACTTCTTTTTTCTGCTTGTTGGACTTCGGTTTCTTTTGTTGTACAACACTTTTCTTTTCTTTTGGCTGTTGTACAACGTTATTTGATGATTGTTGTACAACACTCCATTTGTCACGTTGCTTCCAGACCGCTACCTTCTTTTCGTCAATGTCCAGTTGCTCCGCTATCTGCCTGTTTGTTATTTCCCCACCGTGTTCACGCCATATCTCTAGTGTGCGGTCACGGTTTGGATCGCGTGCTCTTGGCATTACATTATCACCACCCCCGTATTTAAAGCATGAAAAAAAGCACCCGAAGGTGCTCCATCACTTTATCTAAGTTTTGTGAAAACCAACTCGATATAATTATTAAAATTTTCAAGCCACTGTTCATTTACACCCTCACTTGCATTAAAATCAATAATTTCACCTGACTCTAATTGGATTTGTAGATTTAATCCAGTTGGACGTGTACTATTGACTGCGCTACGGGTAATTTCGGTAACCTTAATATCTTTTTTCACTTGTATTTTTTCAATACTGTTTTCTTTTTGAAAAATCCAAAGATCTGATTCAGTGAAAATATACAATTGGCCATTGTCATCAGACTCCATATCACCCTTTGGATAAAACGCCTTAACTTTATCATCACTAAGGTATTCTTGAGCGATCAATAAAACTGATTTCCACGGTGTAAAGCCCGGAACAATCGCCGCTTTTTTAAATTCTTTAAACATTTCCATTATATACACCTCCCTTCTACCTCATACTTCGATGTTTAGGGATAATTTTCCTGCTACTATTTACCCATGTACCTTACTTCGCCGTCACCTCTGCAGCTTTCGGGGTTTAGATTATGGTCTATTTCAAACATAGAAAAGAGTTGCTTTTTAGCGACTCTCACCCGTCATATACCTATTTATATTCCTTTAATTATAGCTTATACCTATAGGTGGCAAGCGTATAGCAAAAAACTATTATCATATGATTTTTTATATTTATTAATTTAGTTAAGATGATATATAATGTCTCTCGTGAGGGAGTGAGCAGTGATGAGTTATAGCATTAGGGAATTGGAATTTAGGGGCAGTTCGCGCGCTACTATTATGCGGTTTAATAGACTGTGGCCACTGAGGAATCTTGAGCAATGGGAAGAACCGACGGGCCGTTTTTAATTTGCAATTTAATCAGAAAAACACCAAAAAACCCAAATAAAATTTGATTCACTTAATTTCAGCAGTAAATAGAGCAAATCAGAGTTCAAAGATTTACTTTCGCAGAGTAAGTCACCAACTTAGCATTCTTTTAAAACTCCAAAAAACCTCCCTCACACAACTTTGCTTTCCTGCAAAATTTCGCCACCCAACTTAATATAGTTCAATCTTCTAAAGCCTGGGTGACGCTGTGACGTGGAGCCCAGGATTATAAATAGGAGGTTGCAATTATGCTAAGTCGGTATTTATCTGCGAAATTTTTGTTGGAGGTGTCTCTATTCCTTATTGGGATTTTCGGCCCATCTATTTTTAATTGGGTTCACGATCAGATGATCGCAATGAAAGGAAATTCATTCGGAGTAGGGATGACCGTGATAATTGGTTTACTACTGTGCTGGCAAATGCAGAAGCATAGGTAGCCAATTAACACAGCAAAAAAACGAGAGAAGGGACGCTTTCTCTCGTTTTTTTATTTCTATGCCATCAATATGCTTGTAAAAATAGGCTTGTTTTTTTGTTTTTATCCACTTTCGACCTTGCCCTCAGTAAGTACGATTGGACAGCACTCTTTTTTAAACTTAGTTCTGCTGCGACTTGCCTTAATGAGAATCCGCAACCGTAATGAAGCACATAGCACTGTCGTTCCCGCTCTGAGAGATTCCCCAAGGCATCCTCGATCATCCATTCCTCTTCCCGGGTTAATGGCCTGCCAACCTCTGCAACTTCAAATTCTAATTCATAGACTGTCAGATATTCCATCCATGCAGGATCCCATACACTTGTACGCTGAGCTCCAGATCTTCTATCAATCGTTCTACGCCAACCTGGAGGATATCCAGTTTCCATCCACTCAATTGAATAATCCAGATCGCTTATAATAGTTGCCATCATATTTTTATCTAATTTAATCGGTTCCATCTGCTTACGTAAGAGTTCACGCTCATTCCTATCTTTGGAGTATTCTATTTTCTTTTTCAATGGCTCAAGTTCTTTTTCTAGTGAAGCGAGCTTTTTATTTAACTTCCCTTTAGTGTCTTTATAACTCGCAAGCAACGCCCGATCATTAATCATTAACCCTCAACTCCTTTATGATATAATCGACTTGAGGATAAAAGCTGCTATTGCCCTGATGCGTCAGGGCTTTTTTCTGTGTAAATACCTTCCACCATCATAGAAAACATCTTCATGTTTGTGCTGATTGGATATGTGTTATAAGCATCCTTAAATCTCACCCAGCTCGGACCCCACTCCAGTACATCTACAGGTAAGCCCGGGCTTGCAGTAAAGATAAACTGTCTGTGGCCGGCTCTCAATGCATTTTGAGTGTCCTTGTATCTCATCCTCTTCTCCCCCTTATACCTAAATGTGTGGGGTCTCAGCCCCCTAAATTAATCCAGCGCTGATACTGTAGGCTCTATACTTGCAATCAGATTCATGTTCATGAACACTTGTATTCGAATTCCCTTCATATCCCGATAAAATGCCCATGCCTCAGAATCGTTTTGCGTTGCCATTTCTACCTTTCCATGCAGCGTGTTAATCAAAACGTATACAATGTCATGCTTATCCATGTGTCTCAGCCCCCTTATAAGTTCATCCAGCCCTGCGGCCTCCGCTACGCTAAGTATTGCGGTCGAATCGGAGGCCTATCGGCCGTTATAATCCCATTACAGCCAATAAAGCAGCCTTGCAGCGCTGTTCTGGAGTGGCATGTACCATATCAAATCCTTTATTACCAACAATCAATTGCAGTTCTGTCATGTAATATCCGATGTACAGTGGTGCGTCAATCGCCATTTCTTTGATTCTTTCTTCGACTTCCCATGCTGCGGATATATCCGTTGAGTACCGCGGAATAATGTTGTATCTTCCAGCACCTTCATCTATTACCTTTTTATCGTATTGCGGTTTAAATGAGTTGTTTGTCACTTCGTTCAACATACGCACTTTTCGTCCACATGCAATTTCTGCCGTGATTTCATCCAATGTCGGTCCCGGCTCCATCGCCAGTATCTCTTCCCTTGTGAGTGTCATTGGTCCACCTCTGCCTCAGTGGCATCCGTTTCTACTTTCCATCCGCATTTACATGTGCGCCGAAAGGTGTCACCTTCAATCTGCAGCGTACCTTCACCGTTTCCAAGATTTTCATTACCACATTCTAGGCAGGCTACATACTTTTTCATTAGTATCATTGATAAATTAAGATTCATTGGTTATCTTCCTCCTTGGGTGCTGGGGTATCTGGGTAAATGGAATTTAATTTTCTTCTCAACAACTTTGCTCGAGTTAATCCAGCAGTCTCTAAATACATGATTTCGTTTTCCACCATTTCTTTCAGCCGTTGTTCCCGTTCTCCGCGTTCTTTGGCTTCTTGTAGCCAGTAAGGAAGGGCAGTACGGGATTCTGCCATCAACTGAGCATTTGGAATACAATGTTTAGTCTCAAGATTGATACCATCAAAATCGACAACCACTTCTTCCACTGATTTGATCTCTGTTGGGAGATATGCTGCTGGGTAATATTCTCGTTCTTCTAAATCCTCAAGGATCGAACTCCATGGTCCTGGTGTTGCCGCCTCGCACATCTCCATATCCTTTTTCCAGTCCCTTTGTGTCATTGGTATTCCTCCCCGATCTTGATTAAATCACCTTCAAACATTTGTGACTCTTTTCTGCATTCTGGATTAGGGCAAATGTGAAATGAATTGTTTTCCCTTTGTTGAATCTCGAAAATTTCATTTGAGTATGTTCCGTACTTTTTCATTGTCTCGGCATTCCAAAGTTTTGAGTAAGATTTAATCATGCAGTGTGGACATGTATATTTAAGTTTCACGTTATATCCTCCTTGTGGTAGAGGAGGGATACTCCTACTCCCTTAATAATCTGGTACGGCCCCCGCGTTGCTGGGTTTATGCTGTCGGACGATGGCCTTCGTCTGTTTCTTCGTACTGTGCCGCTTTTGAAATATATACCTCGCCTTCTCCAGCACAAGTATCGCAATCTCCATAATCGGTATAACCTCTACCATTACAGTCAGGACAAGTCTTATTCATTGTTTTTCTCCTTCACATCTACTTTTCCGGTCTCGTCGTACACATCAAACAGCTCATTGGTGGCCCTGAGCGTAGACTCTCTCAACTCAAGGATGCGCTTAAGCGTCTTGCAGGTGTACACCTTCATCCCTTGATAGCGCCCATCCAGCCCGGTGAAGCCGCCACGATAGAAGCGTGCAAAATCACTATGCTTGTAGACCGCGCGGTCATCGCTCATATATGATCTCTCTGGTATCACAGTTCCGTCAGTCTTGCGTATCTCCGGCAGTGTCTTCGCCTCCGGCTCCTTACGTAAATAGTACATATGCTATTTCTCCCCCTGTAGCGTGACATATGCCGCCTCTGCCCTCTCTCGGGGGCTGGCGAGCAACAAACTTGCTATAGCTCTATAGCTTGGTTCTGAACATATCGCGAGTTCATCAGTGTTTACGAACTCATCCAAGTGGTCAATATACGCCTTGTAATTCAATTCAAGCGCCTTTGCCTGTACCTCTAGGCTGGCAGCAGGGTCGGTGCAATAGTCCGGTGCCCATGTCCACGCGATTTCTTCTGTACTCCTGCTGAATGGGTCGGCGATTATAGTCCCGTCTGGATTTTTGAGCCAGTATCCCTTCTTTGCGGTTACACTGTACCCCATCAACTCCGCCAGCGCCCGGTTAAGCTGCTGGTCTGTCTTATCCTTTACTTGTGTCATGACTGTGCCCCTTCCAATGCCGCTCTTGCTCGCTTACCGTTGTCCCATTCTTCAAGACGTTCGTGCGCTACATACACATGTGCATAATATTCCAGCGCCTCCCGTTGCCGGGATATGGTCTGCTGTGCCTCTGCTAATTGCCGGTTGATGGACTGTGCTTCTTTGGTCCGTTCTGCTTCAAAGTGCTTATATGCCTCCGCTTGACCTAACTCCCCTTCGAGCAGCGCCTTTTCCGTTTTCAGAGTCTTGACCTGTTGTTGTGACTCTTCTAGAGCAGCCAGAACCTTGTTACGTTCCTTATGCATCCCTGCTAAAGCCTCCGATAACCGCTCTACCTCAGTCCATGCAGCATCATATCCGATGGTAAGCAGGTTAAATGTGGACATCATGTCGTCTGATATTAGCTCATCATTGTCATGATCTATGTTCACTTCACGCAACAATTCGCCTATCCGTTCGTCCAACTCAATAATTGCTTCTTCTGGCAATCGCGCGATTGTAACAAGTAAGGCAACTTTCCCTTCGCTCATAGCTGTACCTCCGATTCCTTCAGGTATCCTAACTCAAACGCAAACTGCCGGATCGCCTTCATATCCTCTTCTGGATAGCCCCAATGTGGGCAGTATAGGCCGCCGTAACCGTTGTTGTGGTTGGCGTCATCGTCCCCAAAGATAAAATCCCGGAAGTCGTTGATCAGTCCCCACATTGTTCCGCCGTCGCTGAAGCGATGCTTCTGCTCATTGGTTTTCCCTTCTGCTCCCGGCACAAGAATCAATGGCATATCGGAATAATGATCTGTATACCAGAGCCTCCCACCAGCCCAATGAAATTCTGAATATCGATCCTTCTTATCGTGATATAAAAACTTGCGTCCACGGCTGCCGATCTCGCGAATCAGCCTGTTTACCGTTTCAATGCGCTCCGGCGCTGGGAACGATGCCTCGCCGGGCCGCGGGGTCGATTGACCAATCTTCCGGCAGCGAATCTTCTTCAAAAATTCAATATAGGTTGTATCTGGCCATGGATCTGAATATTCAACGTATTCGGCATATTTCACTTTCCCGGCTGTTAAACCACTCCGGATAACAGAATACGATTCATATTCGCCGGCTTCGCCCGGGTAAGTAATCTCATATACGTTCAAGGCTATACTCATACTGGTTATGCCTCCCTATGGTATAATTTAGGAAATTATATTGAGGTGATTTAATGAATAAGAAGAAACCCTCATTGGCGATTAGTTTATTTATTTGCTTATGCTTTGGTCTTGCCTTTGGATTGTTTGTCCACAACATTGCAATAGGTGTTGGCTTAGGAATTGTTTTTGGCGTTTCCATGTATCAGAAAGGGAACAAAAAGCCACCTTCTGAATAACTCCTACTTGCCCTTTGTGTATGCCTCTCCTATGGGCTATGCCGAATTTGATTTAAACTCCCAATTCCCGCATTTCTGCATCCTCTGTAGCATCCAACGTGATCGGTGGCATTCCATCCCATAACTCTCTAATCTCATTAGCCTTGGCAACTACTGCTGCTTTTTGCTTTGGTGTTAATACAATATCCATAGCCTCTTGATAATGGTTTTCAGCTTTGGTATACGCCCTTGTATGAAGTACATTCATGTACTTCCAAAATTTATTGGTACTCAAGGATTTGATTCGCTGGAAGTGTCTGCGCTGTTCTGTTTCGGTCATGCAAATAATCACCTCACGTTGTTATATGAATTTTCTAATCTTCAAATCGGTCATTAGGATGGTAAGATCCCTGTGCAGCATATCCATTAAGAGCATCAGTAAACATTGCTGTGAAGGTATTTAGATCCTTTGTTTCTAATGATTCCAGAAATCTAATTTCCTTTGCTCGGAGATCCCTGCCAGCAGCCGTTATGATTAAATCAGCTAAAGGTTCAATCTGCTGCAGTCGTTCTTCTTTTACCTTCTCTAGTTCCATCTGCTTATTTAACTTGTGATTATGTTCGTTCCAATCCTGTTCATCAAACCAAAAGTAATCACCGTACTTATTCCAAAATACTGAAATCCAGTATTGTAAGAGCTCTTCATCAGTTTGGATAATGTCGTGACACATCCCACAAAGGCGTAACCCATTTGTCTTTACACCCCTGCCCTTTCGTCCTCGTGGCATGACATGATGTGTTGTTGTATCTGGGGCAGTTTTACAATGTGAACATTTACCGTCAGCCTCTGTAATCAATTCCTTAATTACTGAAGCTGGAAACTCACAACGCTGTTTTGAGCTTTTACCGGGTTTATGATCTGCGAATATCTTTTGTTTTAAAGGAGATATTTCTTTCTTCTCCTTCTTGCGTTGCCCTAGGCTGTTTGTCTTCTTAGGTTTCTCTTCTTTCTTAGGCTTCCAATATGTCTGATGGGTCACGTTTATCCACCTCCTCGTTTGCTCTCCGTTGAAGCACTCGTTCTTCTAAGTAGTTAGTTTTCTTACGGTCAATCTCATGGGCTTGTCTATGGTAAAAAGGTACATACCTATAATCATCCTTAGTTTGAACGCGATAAATGAAGACAACCGGATATTCTCTATCTTTCACTGGTGCGCCAAGTTCAGCGCAACGACCGCGAGTGAGCATGATTCCATCTTCTGGCGGTGATCCTTGCCATCTACCTGTTAATGCCCCAGGAGCATCTGGTATAAAGCAGGCCGCGCCTGTATCCATCATTTCGTTTCTTGTGCGCCATCCCTTAGCGTTTGGCATTCAAGATCACTCCTTATAAGATGGGGCAGCCGAAGCCGCCCCAGTATAAGTGTCTTAAGCGATAAGAACGATCTTCCCTGATGCTATTTCATCCTTCAATGACTCCTGCAGATATTCTTTAATCGTATCCATTGCCTCGACCTTCCAAGCACCACCGTCTGCCTCGAATAATGCAGCATATGGCCCATTCTTCATTCGGAAAACGAATAAAGACTCCGGTTGCTGCACTTCGATAAAAGTTCGGTAAGGCAAGAGTGTCGCTGGGTTAGGAACGGGAACCGTGGCAACTGTAGCAACACCTGTCTTAGCGGTGACCTGTTGCGAAACTCCATCATCACCAAAAGATTGTACAGCCTCTTCTTTGATGTTACCGACAACCCTCAACAGATCAGCGCGGGTATCATTTGGATGAAATAAAGATTGCAGTTGAATGTTGAATTCTTCAACATCCGTCCAATTTCCGAATCGGATAGTAGGTAACAGCGCTTCAGCCTCAATATATGTCTTCCGGACCTGATCATTATTAAAACTACTGAACGCCGTTACCTTCGTTGGACTTTCTATTTGCACCATAAGGGCACCAGGTTGATCGTATTCAGACTTCAGATAATCAACAAATCCCGAAAGACTCCGAACCGTAAGAGCTGTTGGTGTTGGTTGTCTCAGTAAAGTAAGTGGTTGATTGGAAAATGTTTGCCCATTTTCACGTATTGTTTCTTGTTTACCTAGTCCGATTAGATATTGCAATGCTTCTTTGATCATAATTATTTGCCCCCTTGTGCTTGTTTGCGTTCCAAATATGATACTTTTTGTCCTTTGTCGTCTGCTAGATCACCGTCATTGTCAATCATCATCTGATTTTTCATTCCCGAAGCAAGCTCAGCAGCAACTACATTACCGTCCTTTTCCATTCCAAATATCAGTTTTGTAGCAATTCCGTGAGCAGGAGCCAAGGTTGTTTTGATATCTGCACTAACCAAGGCTATTTCACGTTCTTCATCAGGCTTTAGGGTGATTGTTATAGTCACCTTTCGAGCTTTCTTCCAATCTGTATTCGGGTCTTGTACGTTTTCGGCAACTTTTTGAAGTTCTAGATTTATTCGTTCTCCAACAGCTCCATTTGCCAAAGTTCCGATATCAATATTCGTCTTCATGCATTCAACTCCATTTCTAATTTTTGTATTTATGGGTACACCAGTTCTGTTTTTAGCTATGGCGGTGCCCGATCCCCTGTCATACTGGGTACCTATGCTGTTTCTGTAAACCACACCCGGTCTACAGCTGCCAGATAATCGAGAGGCACACGGCCTGTCCTAACTTCAAAAGCGTCAATCTCGAAGTTATCCAACGTCATGCTTTTGCGTCCGCCCCTGGAAGCCTCAACCTTGTATGCACGTAATGCTGTGAAGGGTAAAAGGTATGTTTTACGTTGTTTTCTAAACTCGACTAGTACGAAGCATAGAGCGCCGAACTTATGACACTTCTCTAAATGTTCGTACTGATGATCCTCAACCTTTTTTAGGTCAAATCTATCAAGCTCTTGGATTGACTTAGCTTCAAAAAAAACAGCTCGTCCACGATAAATCCCATCATAGTCAACAGTTGATTTTGCCTCAAAGAATCCAGCGAGTACCTTTGTTCCCTTACTTCTTGTTACCTTTACTGGCGTTGAACGCTTATTGATAATGGCCAATTCTCTATTCTCATAAGATTCATTCGTGTAATTGATTAAGTTTTCAAATGCTGCTCCTCTATTTCCTTGAGCCATCTTTTTCACCCTTTCTTGGAGTGGTTGGTGGATCAAGTACATAACGCATGTCATCAATCATTAGTACGCTTGGGGCATCCTCATGCATTTTTGCAACTGTTACGATCTTTTTATATTTCTTACCAACCTCGTAATGTGTCATTTCGAATCTTTCCTCGCTCTTTTCGGGGTTTCTAATTCACGTTTTTCAGCTATTTGGTCAATCATGTCTTCAATCTTGGCCCGTACAACTTTTTGACTAGTTGATAACCCAATACCTGCAGTTGATGCCTCTGAGATAATTTTAGCTACGATATGATCAGCTGCCGCTAGATGTTCAAACAGTCGGTATTCCAAGGATTCAAAAATTCTATCAAATTCATTGAGCAAGTATTTTTCTCGTCTTTCAGCGGGAGTCATAGTCACCACACCTTTTCACGTTTGCGATCGACGAGCAGCATTATAAGTTTTTTTATTTTTTCTCGAGCTATGAGTTCTTTAGTAGCGTGGATCCGTATGTCATAGTCCAGAGAATCATTGTTGATTATCTGTTGAAGCTCTGTGTCAGTCTTCCAGTTTAGAAAGTTCATCGATTTTTTTCCTCCTCAGCTCGTTTTCTTTTTTCAAGAAGTTCAGCCATTGACTTCTCATGAAGTTCGATTTCCTCTTGAGTAGGAGGAGCAACAGGGTTCTTAGTAATTTCAATTTGTGGTTTCCCACTTTGTCCACCACGACCATTCCTATATCCATTACTAGAAGTATTACTTCGTGTATCTTTTTCCTTTGTCCATGGTTCGTCTATGCCATCGGATTTCCATCGTTTCAGAATGGCACGAACATAACTAAGATTTCGCTTGCCTGCAATTATCGAAGTTCGCATAGCCTCGCATAGCCATCTTTCACCATAGTCATTTATAAAATCATTAAGCTGATCAGATATCACAGAACTGATCGTGCCAAATCCTTCAGCTTCAAACATCCGGAACGGATTAACTGACAGTGGCACCACTATCTCTGTTGGTTTTATTTCATTTTCTTTACTTTTCTCTCCTTTACTTTCCTTTACTTTACTTTGTGTACTTTCTGCTGACACTTTCCCTTGTTTATCGGGATTAATGTAAACATTAACTGGCGTGCTTTCAGCACTGACGATCACGATTGAATGTGATACCTTCTTACTTTCTTCTAATGGATCAATGAGTAAATGACCTTCAAATAAAGTTACCTCTTTGCGTCTTTTTGCTGCCTCAATATACCTTTTCTGAAACCCTCTTGATGTCAACACTTTGTAATTCTTGTATACATTTTCGTTGAAGAATCCCCAGTTAATGCACTCATTTACGATCTCTCTTACAGTGTTAATGTCAGCATTAACCTTGCTAGAAAGGGCGTAGTGCTCACGCTCCTCCCATGGATAAAAGTATCCATTGCGGTAAATATTCATCATGATTTTCAGGATAACTCCGAGTCCCTGCATTCCATATTTAGCTATTGGAACAATCAATTTATCATCCTGATCGAAATCAATATCCAATGGGAAATAGTCTAGGCCTTCTTTTAATGGCCTTGCCATGATGTCAGACCCCTTTCCTTAGCTTCCATTCATTGCACCAACCAGACATTTAAAATTGCAGCAAAGTCCCAAATGACCATATTTAACTACTGCTTGTCCGACTAGCATTCTTTTACGGCACTTGGGGTTAATACAATTCCCGAGAGATTTGCGATTGGGTTTAGGGCGGTGTGTTTTATTGAGATCTTTCAAGTTCTGTCTTAACTCAGAAATTTTTCCCTCAATTTGAATCACATGATTCCGGTTAAGATTTGTTCCTCTATCCATTTCAGCCTTGAGAACTCTAATACGTCTCCTAATGGCCGTAACTTGTAAAGTCTTAATGGCAGATTCGTCTTTCATCAATCCCCGCCTCCTAAAGTGTTCATATCAACCCGCACCCTTAATCTTAGTTCGTAGATGTATTCACGGAGAGAAGAGAACTCATTCTTCCACATCATCTTTTCTTCAAGGGCTGTAGCTTCGACCATTCGTAATTCCTCGATAACAAGATCGCCAGCTATCTCCTTCTCTCCGCGCTTTGCTTCCTTCCTAGCTTTGGCATAAGTGATTTTACGGGCTGCATAGATACGAGCATGCTCACCGTCTCTAAGAGCCGATACTCGTCCTATAAGCATATGAGCAGCTGTAAGCAGGCGTATTTTTTCCATGATTGCTCCAGGAGCATTGTCATCGTATGCGTCAGCCTGAGCACGCAATTTTCTGATATCCTTGATATACTGCTTGATATCAATCTCCATTAGACTCAGCTCGATCTTTTATTAATTTGTTACCGAAGCAATGGTAGTTACAGAAATGACCTCCGAGGGACCATAGATGACTCTGTTTTGCAGGTATAATAGTCTCACAACCTCCACACCTAAAATCCTTATCGTACCAATGTTTTGATATCTCCCCATAAGCTATCTGTCGTTTCAAATAGTCTCTTCTTCTTTGTTCTGGAGTTCTCGCCCAGTTTGGGTGATTCATCGTTTTTGTAAAAAGGTTCAATGATTCTACACGCATGTCTTTCACGCGCTTTGAATGTAATATTACAGCGCGTTCTTGATCCGTGAACTCCATCCCATAAAGTGCGGGATTAGTATATGAATGATTTCGCAGCACAGATAAAACGGCTGTTAATAGACTATCAGCAATGATAGAGAGCTCACGGCGTTTATAACATGTGTCCCACGTTGGTATTATCCATTTTTTAGTCGCCATTGCATTCGCCCCCAAATCGTGTTAATTTAGAGTTAATATATTTTGTCGTGTAATCGACAGCTCTCCGGCTCCTACCCCGGTGGGCTGTTTTTCATTTAATCGATTATTCCGGAACTCATCCAATGCGATTTCATCCCAAACTTGTAATAATCTATCTTGACACTCACGCCGATATCGAGCAGCGAATAGGTAGATATTTAAATCAATCTCTCCACCCCGTAATAACGCATCGTCCTCAACTGTCTTCCAAAATACAATCTCTTCGCGAAGATCAGCAGCTATCATATGTTTGTTCATAAGGCACCTCCTATTCTTCTCGATGGATCGGAACCCAAGCCGCAACGTAATTCAGAACATCCTGCAGATCATGTCTAAGTACATCTTTATAACTAGGAACATTCCAACGATCTTTTATTTCCTTGTGAAGTTGTCGGAACAATCCAGGACGTGATGGCTTGTCCGGTTCATAACCGCAAACCTTTTTATTAATTGCCCCTTGGAGCCTACGTTGTTGTCCACTATCCAAAGTAATTTGTGACTCAAGCTTGTTCTCTACATCCTCCAAACGTTCGGACATTATTTCTTGTCCAGCGAGTATATTTCGAGTCGCTTGTAATAAGGATTTGAGTGAATTACTTTGCGAAGCTTGTCCACGAAAGTAACTATTTACGAGCTGTCGCTGCACCTTCCAAGCTAATTCATCTGTAAAGGATTTAACTAACATGAGGTATCCAGATTCCGTTATGAGCGTTCCACCTCTTGGGCTCGATATTCCAAAGCGACGAATTTCGTCGGATTGAAACTTTTCTGGTGTGATGTCGTGAAAGTCCGTACCAGATAAGAAACGCTCTCGATTTTCTCTAAAGTTACGGCTAGCAGTTCCTTCTGGACGCCGATGTAAATCGTCAATGTCTTTGAATGTTACTACGCGCTGCCCATCAAACTCTCTAATCTCTAATTCTTTTGTTTGTTGCTGTACACGAATCTGAATGGTGTTATTCATGCTCTATCACTCCTTCTAAAGAGGTTATATACCTTACTTCTAAGTCATCTATGATTCGGAGCATTTCTGGATTATCCTTATGCTGCCGGCGTGCTCGGTCAATGAAGTCCTGCAGCTGCTCTGGTGTGCATCCGCGGTCTAAACAATTTTGGAATAACGCGGCTAAATTAGGATATCTACTTTTCTTACTGTTCATGGTGTAGCTCCTTCAGTTTTTGTATAATAACGTCCATTGACCAGTTTGAATTGATCAACTATATGTTCAAAGTTGCGGCGTAACTCTTCGGCAACCGCCAAGTTTATTTCCCTTTTTGTTGTTATATCTAATTTTTCAGTCTTGATTTTGATTTTCATGAAAACCATCAAGGTCGCCTTCACTTGGGCGGCCTTCTTCTTTTTGAGTGCTTGTCGTCTAAACATTCACTTCCTCCCTTCAGGTATAAAACCTTATGATGTGGTTATGATGGCTGATAGAGGGCTACTACTCCGATGATAGACAGCTCGCCCTCTCTTGTTCTTCAATCCATGCTAATAATGTGGATTTCTGAATACGGCGTACCTTACGTACCTTAATGCTTGGAATATCTCCTTCGTTACACCAACGATAAATGGTGTTACGTGTAACGCCGAGATATTCTGCTACTTCTTCCGGTTTGCAAATTTCAGGTAATTCGTCCTTTTTCAATATCACCCACCACCTTTTGTTGCGAGAAATGCAACATTTAAATCAAAAATTTTTGGAAATACCTCAGATACTGGCATTTTCAATTTATTAGCTATCCTCACAGCCTCCCCTAGCGTAAACTCCCTCGTCCCTCGTTCAGAACGAAGATAGGTTTCAGTGCTTATCCCAACAGCCTCCGCCATATCATTAGCGTTGAATTTTTTTATATTTTTCCGAAGATAAACCAATTCGGCATATTGGGTTGGATTAGCTACTAACTCCTGCTTCTTTCCCATTGATTAGTTCCTCCCTTCGCAATAACAATATACATCTTTGTTGCGTTAAACGCAACTAATTTATGCTATTAATATTTCTCTACTAATAAACACTACAAATTTGTTGCTTATGACGCAATTGTGTTGTATATTAAGCAACATAAGGAGGCAAGAACATTGGAAAAGGATAACTTTCAAGTGGTTTTCGAAAAACTAGTTAAAAATTCATCTTATACAGACGCTGAATTATCCCGTAGATTAAATGTTAATAGGTCAACAATTGGCAGATGGAGACGCGGTGAAATTTCCCCACCCTTATCTAAAATTAAGGAAATAGCTAATATTTTCGGGGTAAGTCCACTCAAATTCATAAGTGATGAAATTCAAGATTTGGAACGTCCCAAAGAAGCAATTTCAATAAAAGGCACATCTGTGCAAGTCCCCCTCTACGGTTCTATAGCAGCTGGAATACCTCTCGAAGCTATACCTATAGAAGAATACATAGAGATTCCTGAGGATATCGGCAACTGGTATCCAGAAGCTTTCTTACTTAGAGTCAATGGAGACAGTATGAACAAAGTTGTTCCTAATGGCGCTTACGCGCTCATTAGTCCATACAATGGTGAGGACGTTGGTAACGGCGATGTCGTAGCTGTGCAAGTGAATGGATATGAGGCTACCCTCAAGCGCTTCTTCAGATTACATAACACTGTCGTCCTTGAGCCTGATAGCTATAATCCGGATCATGTTGCTCAAAACTTTACATCCCCAGAACTGGACAGTCTCAGAATCATGGGTAAATTAGTGTGGTATATGTCTCCGCCGAACGTTAAATATTAATTTCCCGTTCTTGAAAGAGGTGAATATTAAAATGGCCAGAAAAACAAAAGAACCTGTTAAGTACCCAGGGGTTCGCGAAAAAGATGGACGGTTCACTTATCGTTACAGTATTCCAAGTACAGGTAAATCAAGAAGAAAACAAAAGGAAACAAGTAGTTTTCCTACAGCCAAACAAGCATACGAGGCAGGAATTCGGATTAAGGCAGAGCTGCTCAATGGTGTTTACTTCGAAGAAAAGGATATTTTATTTGATGCTTTTGCTGATGAGTGGTTACTTATGTATGCAGCTCCTGGAAAAGTAAAAAATTCTACTGTTGATATTAGGAGATGGGAATTAAAAAAGTGTTCACCATATTTTGGAACTAAAAAAATTGGAGACATCACAAAATTAGATTACCAAAAAATGCTTGATGATCAAAAGAAGAAAGGGGCAGCAAAGAATTCAATCTCCCTCTTAAACACAACTTGTAAGATGCTTTTTAAGAAAGCTGTTGATCTAGGAGTAATTAAAAACGATCCCACAATTGGCTCTGAACTCCCTGCATATACTGAAACTGTTGAAGATTTGGAAAACAAAACTGATCTTCCTCATTATTTAGAGCGCGATGAATTGTCTAAGCTTTTGACCGTTATTAAGATCCAAGGTGAAACGCAGGATTACAACCTCTTCTTTTTATTGGCATATACAGGTATGCGAATCGGTGAATTAGCAGCATTAAAGGCGAAAGACATTAATAAGACTGAGGGCTATATTTCTATAACCAAGACCATTTACATGAAGGGCAAAGCTACTGAATTTTCCTTAAACACGCCTAAGACAAAGTCCTCTCGTCGAGAAATTGATATAACACCGAATGTTTTATCGGTATTGGAAAATCAAATAGCATGGCGCAATGAATTCAAGATGTCTCGGAGAAACGAATACTACGATAAAGATGACTTTGTCTTTGTTAATAATAAAAACTTGCCTGGATACCCTTTGAACATCATTTCATTGGACAGGAGGTTTAAAGAGTATTTGGAACTTGCAAAGTTGCCTTCGAACCTAACGCCTCATAGTTTGCGTCATACTCATGTCTCTTTATTGGCTGAAATTGGAATAGATATCGAGACGATCCAAGAAAGACTAGGCCACAGCAATGCCGCAGTAACAAGACGCATTTACTTACATGTAACAAAAAAAAGGAAAAAAGAGGCGTCAGAAAAGTTCGATATGCTCATGAAAGGTATTTAGGTGTGGGGATTATGTGGGTAAATCATTGATTTTGTCTTATTCTATAAGGAAAATTTATCACATTCTGCATGATAAATATCACACTCCAGTGAAAAGTCGCGTCTCTTCATAAAAATGTGTGTTATTTTTACTTTTCAACTAGTCCGTTTCAGGATAAACTGATGCTTGGTGTAATTTTTCGAAGACAGCTTAGGAGGCATTAATT